GGCTGCTATGAAAGCCGGTGGTCAAGGTGACCGCTATACCATCCGGGTTGGCGGTAAGCAAACATATTTATTTTTTGAACGTAGCACTAATCTGACCGGAAATAATATCGGTCGGTGGTTTGTTGAAAGAAGATAAAATCAACTTTCTGTTCGGTCCCTGAAATAATAGCTATAATTTTGATTTAGAGGGTTGCAAAATACAACCGGTTATGTTATATTAATTGAAACTATTTTGTGAAGGAGCATAACTATGGTGGGCGGAAAACGACCTAATGCTGGCCGTAAATCTATAGCCGATGAGGACAAGAAGAAGGGCTACAAGATTTACTTGCCTCCGGAACTTGTGCAAGAGATTGAAGAATATACCGGTGCTACTAGTTTTTCCGAAAAATGTGCCGTACTTATTTCTTCTCAGTTAGCAGAGCTTAGGCAGCGTAAGAACAAGACCGTTCGTGTTATTGATTTGTTTGCTGGACTTGGCGGTATCCGGCTGGGCTTTGAGCAGGGCTTTAAAAAAGCTGGTTTCTATACAGAGTGTGTTTTTTCCTCTGAAATAAAACGTCACGCCATCACCGCATATAAGGGGTACTTTGGTGAAGAAGAAATCTACGGTGACATTACCAAAATCCCCAATTCTGAGATTCCTGACTTTGACTTCTTGCTTGCAGGTTTTCCGTGCCAGCCTTTTAGTTCAGCCGGAAAAGGTCTAGGATTCTCTGACACCAGAGGAACTTTGTTTTTCGAGATAGAAAGAATACTGAGAGAAAAGCATCCGTATGGTTTCCTACTTGAAAATGTAGAAGGATTGGTAAACCACGATAACGGAAATACCCTCGCTGTAATATTGGATCATCTTAGAAAACTTGGATACGCTGTAAACTGGGCGTTGCTTGACAGCCAATATTTTGGACTGGCACAAAGCAGAAAGCGGGTCTACATAGTTGGTGTTTCCGGGAGTGAAAAGGTTTCTTTGGACGACTTCGCACCCAAGACTGCTTGCTTTGGTGATATTATGGAACAAGGCTTGCCGTTGGTTGATTCCAAGTTTACAAAACTCCTTTTGAAGCATTATCGTCCTGAAGAACTATATGGAAAAGCAATAAAGGACAAGCGCGGTGGTAGCGAGAATATTCATTCTTGGGATATCGGTATTAAAGGTGAGGTTTCTGACGATCAAAAAGCTCTATTGAATCTGATGTTGAAAGAACGTCGCAAGAAGAAATGGGCTCAAGAAATCGGCATAGTATGGATGGATGGTATGCCGCTTACATTAAGCCAAATCCAAACCTTTTATAATCATCCGGAACTCCAAGAAATGTTGGACGACCTCGTCAATAAGGGCTACCTAACCTTTGAACACCCCAAGGAGCAAATTGATCGAGTTCGTGTCCCCGACACAACAAAGCCAAAGGGATATAATATTGTCGCAGGCAAGTTGTCTTTTGAATTCTCGCAGATACTTGCTCCCGACTCTCTGGCTCCTACCCTCGTAGCAACAGATGTATCACACCTTGGTGTTGTGGACGGAGATGGCGTAAGACGGTTAAGTATTAGAGAAGGACAACGGCTCTGCGGCTATCCGGAGGACTACGACTTATCTATGCTAAAACAGCAGGAGGCTTTCGACCTGTTAGGCAATACAGTCTGTGTGCCGGTTATCGAAGCAATTTCCGAGCGCTTAGCACATCGATATGTAGAGGGATAAAATAAAGGCAGTTCAGATCTTGTGTCTGAACTGCCTTGCGTTTTTTTTAATTATATATGACTATGAACCGCAGCAGAAATATCTGTGCCAAAGAATTCATTGTAGCCTCTGATGACATCGTCTAGCCAAGCTTTAGATACACGCACTTGGTTAGTGGTGCTGAGATGGGTCTTATACAGTGCCGCCAACAGCTCCTCAAGGCTGCCAAACGGAGGCAGACCTGTTTGGGTTCTCCAATTGCACGGACGAATGTTAACGATTTGACCTTTTTTGCGTTGGCATTTCAGTTCGTAATCGTTTGCCGGTCCTGTGATCTCCCAAACTTTTTTACACCACACATCCTTAACAGAGATGTTGCCGGCCTCATCACTATAATATGCAAAAATCAAATAGTCACTATTAAGTCTGTAGGGCTTTTCCCGGATAGAATCGACATACCCATAAAAGTTTGCAACATCAAATGCGGGCTGGCGTGTAGCGAAAAAGGACTTCATTTCGCATAGGTTTACTTTGTCATCCTCGGAGAAGTAGAAGTCTGGGAATGTTTGTCCCTGGTTGGGTCTGAAATAAATATCCCGTTGTCTCAAGAATTCGCACAGCCATTCTTGCAGGGCATTTCCGATAATATCGTTTTGGGTTATTTGGACCGATATGTTATTTAAGGTCATGGTGATCTTGCCAACACTATCCAGGATATTTTCTTGGATTAAAAGATCCCTTAATTCCGGAGCTGTGATGTACCGCATAACGCCATCCTCCATTTCTAATATATACTATCATATCACACACTTTTCAAAAACACAAGTGCCATTAAAGCAGAGGAAACGGTGCAATAATTTAATAAAAGCCCACAATTATAACGCAACCCCACAATTTTAATGAAACCCATAAATTTAATAAAACACCATAAATTTAACGAAACCCTTTTGCCTATACCGCTAGAAATGCAAAATGCCCAGTCCGGAACAATCTCCAGACTGGGCATTTTCTCTTAAAAATGTTGGATAAACCCCGTTTTATGGGTAAAAGGCAAAATAAAAGAACGGTAACTGCGTATCACAATTACCGTTCTTTTATGTGTAATAACCCTAATTTTGAAATGCTGCGACCCCGGGGGTCGTTTTTTCAGTTAAGGGGGGTCGTTTTTGCAGTTAAGGGGGGTCGCTTTTTCCGGTTAAGGGGGGTCACTTTTTCTCCAAGGGGGGGTCGTTTTCAAACCTAGAGGGGGTCGGAATTTTCACAGAGGGGGTCGTTTTGTTTTGACAGTGCCATCAGCCTGCAAAGAGGGCTAATAGTATTCCACCAACCAAAATAACAACTATTGCTACAGCGCACGCTTTTGCAATTACAACAAAAACGGCAACTCCTGTGATCCAACGCAAAAGTAGGCAGCCGATTGCTAGTGTTATTGATCCAGCTACTAATTTACCAGGTAAGGACTCCAACCCGGCAGCTATGAGCGCACATATAATAATCAAGACAACCCAAAACACGTCAAATACCTCCGTAGCATTTTTCTTTATTATATAAAATCAAGGAGACATATGGTTGTCCTATCTAAATAATTCTATTAGCACTATTTGATTTCAAACATAAAAAGTGAGGCACGCCATTGTAGTCTGGCGTGCCCCATACAATGAGAACTATACGAATGATCTAACAAGACTTAAGAACTGTAAATTTGTAGAAATAGGTCATTTATATTCATAACCTAAAATCTGCCAAACATGAGGTTGGCCGGATTTGCGCTTGGGGCAAGTAGTACCAGGCACAATACCCGCGGCTAGATGCGTCACTCTGTAACCACAGTATTTGCACTGTCTGGTCACATACTTAGTTTTTTTAGGCGCAGCTGGTTTTTTAGAGGAAGACTTACTCGCCGAATCCGCCAACATAGAACGCAGCATTGCATTCTGTCTTTCAAGTTCTAATTCTCTTTTGCTTTTACCAAACAGACCCATATTTTAACACCTCACTAAGATTAAATAATATAGCAAATTATGTACGCTGCTACAATTGCAATTTTTAGCCATGTCGGCCATTTTCTCGATAGCCACATATAGCCAAGCATTACGATTTGGCTACCAATGTACAGAATCCAAAAAAGGAAATCCGGCAGCCAAAGTATTAGATTAATAAATACCAATGGAGAAAATAGAACAAGCAATGCAACAACAACCCAATCTTTGAGCTGACGCTTTGCGGGCGTACAAATCTCAGAAAGTTTTTGAGGTTGATCGATATGACTATTATCACCATTTTTCGATTGCTGACCCGGGTTATTCATACTGCCAATTTGCTCAAACTTGGTACCGCACTCATCGCAGAACAGTGCATCGTCTGCCAATTGTGTACCGCAATTATCACAAAATTTCATAATCCTCACTCCTTCTTGGGTGATCCACATTTGCTGCAGAACTTACCCTTGTTCAGCGAACCACAAGAACACTGCCACAAAATGATGCCTGCATCTTTTTGTCCACCGCAGGACGAGCAGAAATTATCATCATTTATGTTTCCACACGGGCATAGCCACTGTTCCTGCACAATTGTGTTGCCTTGCTTTGGTGTCTCAGTAGGGTCATTGCCTTTTTCAGCATTGCCGTTCAACCAGGAAATCACCTCGGAAAGGAATGCTGCACACGCATTTCCTTCAGCATCACTAGAACGATAGGACACACGGTACTCACCCCTGCTTGAGGAGATGATTACATCGGTCAAGCCTGTAGATCTACGACAAAAGGCACCGGTTGCAGTGTTCAAAGGAACAACCGCGTTTTTACAACCAGATATGTTAATATAAATATTTTTATCTGTTAACACGAAGCCTTCTTTTGCACTACCAAAAATCGTTTGATCCTCCATCACCAAAGCTACTTCTCCGCTTCCAATGCGAGCGTATGCCGCTTGGGCCTTGGGAAGTTTCTTCTCAAAGGATTCCGATCTATAGGTAATATAGCCAATAGTATTATGCTTAATAGTAAGCGCAGATAGTGCATTTGAGAGTTGGATTGGGGATAATTCATTCCACGCTTTGTTTAGTCCTTCCAAGCTTTGCGCTACTGCTTTATTGAGCTTATCCATTCCGGTTTCAGTGGGGGCAGCAATAGTTGCTGCTTGTACAGTATTAACCTCTGGGGCTACCGGAGTTGCCACATTTGCTGTGCTATTAACAGCAGGTGCGGAAGGTTGAGCCTGAGCAACCGCAGGGGCTACAGGGGCGGCTGTGGGAGCGGCTACGGGAGCGGGCTCCTCACCGAAACACGCTGCTAGTTTCTGGTTGAAGGTACTTTCAATTTGAGCCAATGGTGCCTGCATACTACGCTTGCAGTTTGTCACATAGTTAATAATCTCTGCAATTGCAGTGGCAAGATGACCCTTTCCAGCATAAGGCAGTTCGCTATGTACATCAATAGTTTCTGTGGCTGTAACAAGGGAGATTCCACCCAGAAGCATAACCGGCTTTACTTGTGTGATTGTTTCGACAGGGATCTTTCTCTGGCCAACATAAACACTTAGATTGGTGATGCTGAGTGTTGGCTTCGGTGCTTGGCTGCCATTTAGCAGATAAATACCAAAGATCTGTCTTTCAACATCAGTCCAATACTGACCTCTGAAAGTATCATTTTTCTTGTATTCTGCCAGGAACTTTTCACCTTGGATATATACTTCCGGCTTATAGTATTCTTTCATTCTTTGCCGCATCGATTGAATGGATGTGGATGCCGCGTCTATAATCGCCGGAATAAACTGATTGCTGAGATCCGAAAGAGCTTTATTATGCCATTTAATAATATCGACCAGTTCTCTCAAAAGATCCACATGTTGCTGAGCATCATCCTTCTTGGAGACATAAACATCGAGTTCAGTTTGTAACTCTACTAATGCCTGCAGAGGCATTGCCACAAGTGTTTCTTTTTTGCACTTCTGAACCAGTTCTAAATAATAGAGATCGCTATGCCGCACCTCCATTCGTTCTAAATATGGTGCTGCATTTTCTGCTCTAAACCCATATTTTTGAATCTTGGTACGCATTTTTTGGATATCTTCAATGGAAGAATCATCCAATTTGGCACAAATTTCACCAAGTCGCTGTTGCTCAAGTACATCTAAATACTCAAGTATAATGGTCAACCGATTGTTTAGTAACTCTGCATCAAATGAATAGTGCTTAGCTTCATATACTGCCTTCTTGAGTTGATCGTGAGACATATCAATCAATCCGGTACTAATTCTATCCAAATTGGCTTTCTGAGCCTCAACAATTTTCTGCCGAACATCCGCCTCAAAAGCAGCACGATCTTCGTCAGGCATTTTCTCTTCGGATATCGACTGCAGCAAAGAAATCAACGCATCATAGTTACCAGTTGCTTGGGCAATTTTCTCTCTAATGGTCTGTACTGCTATCTGGTCCGCAATGTTAGACACGAGTGTGGACTTTTCTTCGTTTGGAATAAATCGATGAGTTTCCACCTGTTTTTTGATGTGAACCAGTTTCTCAACAGAAAGAGTAACAAGAATCGATTCTTGGCACTGCTGCAACAGCTCCACTGTTTGGGCATCCTTACAAGTGCGGATAAGATCAAGATAGCTGTCAATGCGATCAACTAATACCGCTTGCTTGTCTGCAGCAATATTGGAGGCAACCACTGCGTTTTTGCGCTCTGTCAAAGCATCAAAGTCAAGCTCGGACAGATTCTCATCGGAGCAGCTCTCAATAATCTTTGCACACATAATGCGATCATCCAGCAACTGGATAATAGGTGTAACGGCAGACTTGGTATAACGAAGTTGCTCGACCTTATATTTCAAGCCAATGAGTTCCTGGCTAGAGAGGTTTTCAGCGTCCGCAACGATACTCTCTAATTCAGCCTTCTCCACCGCGCAAATAGCATCTTTGATTCTATCAATATACCTCTGCAGCGTGTTATTGTCATAGGAGTAATTCTTTTCTGCACGCTGGATCAGTTCAAACAGTTCGTCCCGGGACTTTTGTGACAAATCGCAGCAAAGTTCGTCCAAAGCAATCTTTTGTGCATCAACGAGGCAAGTGTGAAGTGTATCACGCCACTTGACGATTACCTCGGTCATAAAAGCTCGATTTTTGAAATCCCCATCTAGGCGCAAAAGCTCGGCGTAATTAGTTTTATTCTGTTCTAATCTGCTAGAAACCTCACTCTCTTCCAAAGACACAACACAGGCAAGTGCTGTTTCTGTCCAACTACTAATCGTCTGCTCCAAATAGCCTGATTTAGGAAGCTCTCTAATCATCTTTTGGAGTGCCGTGCGATCGGACTTTATAGCCTCAAACCTAGCGGAAAGTTCTTCGCTTTCCAATGCCACAATTTTATCTGTAATCGGTGCGCTCCAACGCTTAATAGTATCCTTTGTATATGCTGATCCAACAGCAATCAATGCGTTGCGGAGAGCGACCAACTCACTTCGATCATTTCCTGCGGTTTCAAACTTAGCAGATACCTCATCATTTTCAAGGGTTGTGATTTTTTCTGTAATGATCGGCAACCATTTTTCAATGATGGTATCTTCAAACTCTGCCTCACCAGAAGAAACATCTTTTAACAGCTTTCTCAGTTCGATAATATCGTTCTGGGCTGTTTCATATTTGGCAGAAAGTTCAGCCTCTTGCGATACTGCAATTTTCTCGGAATAGGTTTTTAACCATTGAGTTTTAATGCTCTCGCCATAGATATTGCTTTTCTGAAGCTTCTTCCTTGCGCTGATCAAAGCATCCGCAGAATCACCACAAGATTGCAGCATTTCCGCCAGTTCATCTTCTTCAATAATATCAAGCTGAGAACGCAGCGAGGTTAGGGCACCCTGGATAGCATCCTTATCGAAAGCACCGAGGAAAGACTGCTTAATGCCAAACTTTGCCCGATCCAGCCAAGTAGGAGTTTCTGGACACTCGAAGGATTTCTTGCACTCTCGTCCCATTGCTACAAGTTGCTTCTTTTGACCCGCATTGGATGCTAAATAATATAGTGCCGCCGCACGATCTGCGATATCCTCTCGTCCAAACATAGCAATGCCAGTCAGGATATCGTCCAATTTTTCAACTTTATCCCCATCGGATGGTTTCCCGGGCTTAGGCAAAACAGGATCACCGCAGAAGACATCGTTCATAATCTCATAGGATGCGATATCATTTTCGGTAGCCTTCATTTTACTCAACTCAGAGTAATCCTTGGAAACTCCCACCTCGGACAGAATCATATTTGCAATGAGAGTATTTTTCATTACTGCCTCATCCAGGTCTGTGCCATTGGGGTAGAAACTCTGGAACAGGTAGTCTGTGTATTCTCTCATATTAGGTTTGTGATAACCTATTGTAGAAATATAGATTTGTCTTGCGGGAACATTAGCATTTTTATCACCGCACTCATCTGCCGCCCTAATCCACATTTCTGCTAAATCAAAGTCTTTTTTGACTCCTCGCCCCTCGGCATAGCAAAGAGCAAGATTAATCATAGCAGTTGTATGTCCCTTCCTTGCAGCTTTCTCAAAATAGCGAACTGCCTGCTCAAGATTGGGGGAGCAATTCAAACCGGACAAGAGCCAGGTGCCTAATGTATTACAAGCATCAATGTTACCTTGATCAGCAAGTTTCTTCAGATCAAGCACACCTACAGCTTGTTGACCGTTTATTACGGCAGCAAGTTCAACTTTCATACTGCTCATTCCTTTCCAACTGAGATAGTTTAATCAAATGTCATCCCAATCGAGAGTAACTGACTTCATTTTATGAGTAGAAGCTTTCGCACTGTATATCGTATTTTCAGCAATGCCGTAATCTCCAACTTTTCTTGCCTCAACCAGGCCTTCGTTTACTAGTTTCTCGAAGATACCAGCAAAGTTCACCCTGTCTGTGAAATGCATCAACTTTCTGCGCCGGAGATATTTGACGCGGAACTCATTCATAATGACTGAGAATGTTTCCGGTTTCATATTCATCATGATATCAAGAATTGCAGTTTTGAGTGCTTCTTCGTCACTTAGGTCGATAAAATACAGTTGCAGGTAGTTTGCAAGTTGCAATTCATCATACTTGAATTCATCCTTAGGAATATCATCAAAGGCTATCAGAGAAACATCATATGCGAGTTCTTTTATCAGTTCCAGCTGAGTTTCAGCAATCTCACTGCCCATATCAGCGGCGCGTTGCATCATAGACAGTCCGATTTCCTTTTTGCCAAAAGTGCTAAACAAGATCTGCCCCAGGCTAAGAAGCGCATCTATATTCTTAAGAGAATACGCATATTTGTAGAGTGTCTGGGCTGCATCTACATCTCGTGCTAAAAAGTCATAACCGACCTCATAAAGTCTGCCGAGTCCCAAAATAGCATCTGTCGATCCTTTATTTGCTGCCTCAAAAAGGCCATCGATGCCAAGGGTTCCTCTTTTTACAAAGCTTGCACCAAAAATCGTGCATTGTGAAAACAGACCTAGCGCATCCGGATTAGAATCCATGCTGTCAATAATATCATCAACACTTTTAAATGTAGACTTTCCATACTTAACAGGATATGCCAAAGTGGTAGCGGCTTGTTCGCCCAGCTCCTCCAAACCGGCTAATGCCTGTTTGATTAATTCCGGATCTTTGTTGTCGCTCTCTAAAACAAAATCAATCTGTTTCTTGTACCATTCAATAGCACTTTTCCGGCTCTTCTTAACGTTTTTTCCTTCGTGGAAACAACGAGCGACAAGATAACGCGCCTCCGGATGACCTTGCTTTGCTGCCTTTTTGAACCAGTAAATTGCAGACTGCCCCTCGTCATCTTCACTGCATTCCTCATCTGCATAAAGAATTTGAAGCGACTTTCCCACCTCAATTTGAGCATCCACATCGCCGGATTCAGCGCGTTCTTTGATGGCAAGAAATTGATCCAACAACTCTTCCATATCTACTTCACTAGATGCAGAAGAGCTATTAGTCTGGGTTTCAAGGTCCTCGATTTTATCTTTAAGCTTTCCCACTAATTCTTCGTATTTTTCATCACCATCGAAAGCTTTTGCAATTAGGGGATAAATTAGCGTAAATTCAGTGATTGGGCCACCGATTACGTTGCCAAGAAGAACACTAAACTCATCTTCGTTTTCTTCATCACAAATATCTTCATCGAAAACGTGTACTGCGCGAAGGAACATATTCGCAGAGCCTTCATCGTTTTCTTCAACATACATTTCGCACCCATAGTCCCGAACGCCACAGGAATGCTCGTTTGCATAAGCCGCTATAGCTTTCAACGCGTCAACCGATTCGGTATCAGAATCATAGTTAACCGCAATCATCGCTTTTACAAAAATGCAGTCATCATCGTCATCATCGTGTAGAACCGTTACCATCGAAATGATGGATTCGCCAGTTAAATTATCGGATGAAACAAGCTTAAAAGTTGCTTCGTCATCATCATAATCAAACGCATACTCAACATCATTTTCATCAAGGTATTCCTTGATTTTAAGAACCATCGCCAATGAATAATTAACCATATCCCATACTCCCTTGCTTATTCAGGCTTAGTTATAGGAAACTTAACTCCACCGGAATTCATAATATCTGTCAACTCGCCATCAAGCGTTTCGGCAGTAAAACAATTAAACGTGGTATTTCCAATCATTTCCTTGACAACCCACTTACCACTTGCATTTTTAAAGTACATTTGAGCTTTGCTCTTTACGACCTTGTCCTCACGAACTACAGAAAGAGCGCACTCACCACCGACAAAACGCAGATTTTCTTCTTGAGAGAATTGCTGGATTTTTACATCGATGTACTGGCTAATTGCCGAAAGGAAATTGTCATAAGAGAGAGGTTCTTTTGAAACAAGGTTTACAAGAGCATCAAAGCCTAACTTAGCAAGGTCAAACCAGTCCTGATTAACGGCAGCTCTTACCATCGACATTCCTCTCTCGGAACCGGTCATACTTGTATCCTGAGCGTATGTAGAAAGATCATCATCGTCAGTATGCGGAATATTATAGGTAGCATTTACATTGTCTGCAACATTAATCGCAGTTTGAGCCACTTGCGCTAATTTGAACAGATTGAATTTCATAGTATCATCTCCGTTTTCGTTATACTCTGATAATAGTTGCTTAAGAACATCAGATGCATCGACAATCTTCTTACCACCACTGAAGGACTTCCTAATTTCACGAGGGAGTTGGGGGGATGAGAAGTTATTAACAGATGCAATTTCTATCCATTCGTTATCTTGCCGTGCATACAAAACGGCACAACACAAAAAACCGTTAGATGTTTTATACACATATGCGTTGCCGCCCCACGACTGAACTCCGTACCCTTTGTGCGCCTTAGATATGAGTACATAGAGCCATAATTCTAAAGATAAGTTAACCATACTCCAGATTAGGCCAGCTTAAGTTGCAGCTCTTCGGTGAGATCGACTTCGTTGCCTTCTTCCAAAGCGCGAATATAGTCTGGCACATCTTCCTCTTCGATCTCTTTTGTCAAAACATATTCTTCCCATTCAGTTCCATTACGCACATAGTTCTTGGAGATTTTCTTCAATTGTCCGGCAATCTTTGTTGCAAGAACTTTGGTGCCATAAACAGCTTTTTGCAGTTTCTCCTTAATTTTTGCTGCCGCCTTCTGAATCCATCCCAAAATGTTGTCCCAAAACAATGCACAAGCAACACCAACGGCAATGGCGGCTGTTGCGAACAAAGCCAATAAAAGCATAATTAAATCTCCTCTACTCCAAGTTGTTGTTTAACATATTGTTCCGTTACCACACGCTTTGTGATGGTTTCGCGTGTTCCAGCATTTTCTTTCTTAGCCTTAATAATGGACATTATCGCATCTTCAAAGAAACTCATATCCACTTTATCGGCACCCAGTCGAGCGGCTTTAATTGCAGCTGAAAATACAGCGTTTGCAATATCACTACCACTTATACCCTCATATTTCTCAGCTAGTGTGATAGTGCTGGCATTGGTAGGAAGCTTGCTAGGGATGTACATTTCCCATAAATGCTGCCGCAACTCTTTGTTGGGCAGATCAAAGCGGATCTGGTATCGAATTCTTCGTATAAATGCGGGATCAAAATTCTGAATAAAATTGGTAGTGAAAATAACGATTCCGGTATATTCGTTGAGAATATTCAAGAGAACAGACCTTGTTTGATTTACACTCACATCAGTTGATGAGCGCATATCAGTAACACGCTTGCTTAGCAAAGCGTCAGCCTCGTCAAAGATGATAACTGCATCTTGTGCGCTTGCTTCTTCAAATAATTTCTTAATATTCTTTGATGTTTCGCCAACATATTTGGATTCGATTTCGGCATAGTCAACGAAGATAATTTGCTTATCTAGCGCATCAGCAATGGCGTGCGCCGCCATAGTTTTGCCTGTTCCGGAATCGCCATATAAATTGATCGACAGGTTGATGCGATCTGCAAACCGCTCAGCGAGACCCCATTCTCCCATCACCACATCTTGATAGCTATAAAATGCCACGGCATCTAAAATGGCTTCTCTTATGTGAGTGTCCAATATTAGATCATCGAGAGAATATTTGGGCACCGTTGGAATCCACATTGCAGCTTTGTTCTCAGTAGTAGCTGTTTGGAATTCAGAATTTTTACTTTCTTTTCGGGGCTTTCTATTAAACCCTTCACCTGTAAGATCTAAGGGCATACAACCACACCTTTCTATTTATTTGTAATGTTCAATCATCTTCGATAGTTCTGCAGTAAATTCGTCAACAAACGCTTGTGGAGCAATCACCTTGACCCAGGCGCCTTGGCTAAGTAACCACATTCTTATTCCTGTCCCAAAAGTTTCTGCCTCAATTGTATATTTTCTACCTTCGCGCTCAATAATTTTAGCAGTTGGGATCTTGTCTAGAACAGCCTGGACGGATGGCCCAGTAAATTCAAATCGTATTGTTTGTAACTTTCCCGGGAACATAAATAGGCTCCGCTCACGAAGCCACCCTTCATCGAACACCGGAATATCGCCAGCCAAATACTGTTTGCGATGTACTGTAATTTCTTTGATACGATCGATGCGGAAATAATACGGTTTTTCTGTCTTTCCTTCAGTTAAAAAAGCTATAAGGTAAAAATAATAATCTGTGAAGAACACGGATGCTGGACGCAATCTATGCGTTACCCATTTGCGGTCCATTCGATAATAGTCAATTGAAATTTCACGGCGCTCATTTATGCAATTCACGATCTGCCACAGATAATCAACAACACTATGACAGTCGTGTTTGATTTCTGGGTAATGATAAATTTCTTTGCGAACTAATTCATTGAGCTTATGCCTGTCTTCCGGAGTAGTAAAGCGTTTGAGTTTCGCTGTTAACTCCAAGAGATCTTCCTTTGAAAACGCTCTTGCGCCGATCATCACCTCGACAAGAGCAAACAGTTCCTTGCTTGTAAGGAATTCATCCATATACAGGCGGTAGCATTTATCCTGGTGTGAATACTGCAGTTCCGTATTGCCCACCAATTCTCGATGATCCGCCAGAAAGTTCTTTAGGTCATTGATGCTGCGTGTAATACTTTTGGTAGAAACGGCATACTCATCAGCCATTTTTTGAATAGATAAATCTTCACCACGGAGTCCGCGAAAAAAGATTTCAAGCACTCTATCGAGTTTTGTGTTATCCATAACATAAACCTCCGTTTTATTGTCATTATAGAATTCGGAGGGGACAAGTGTATGTCCGAACAAAAATATACACGAATTATACCATATTTCTTTTGAAAATTCAATTGTTCGTTTTTGTTATCGCTTCTAAGCGTAGCAAAAAGTTAGACCGCAAAAATCTAACGACTTTGCGGTCTGTTTGACAGTTGCGATTTTCTCCCATTGCAGGTGCTTTCTGTATTTTATTCTACCAAGTATTCAGCCGTTAGTGTAATGCTGTTTATCGGCAGATTTCCCTTCCACCATAAAAGTGGAATACGATCTGCCCATCTCTGTGAACAACCGCCTTATCGATCGACACCAGCCAAAGCTTATCATCAAAGGCTTCCAGCACACCGTCCCTTGATGCCAACTCTTCCATAAAGGCTGCGATGACTTCTGCCTCTCGTTCCCGGTCTTGCTTTGTCTGCCGGAGTTGCTCCAGATTCTCGTTGGCGGCGGTGTAGCGCCGATCCAACTCGGCATACCTTGCAGCGTAGGTGGTTTGATCGATGGTGTTGTGGCTGTTCTCGGCTATGCACCGCTGGGTCAGTTCAACGACCACCGTCAGCTCCTGAGTGGCTTCTTCGATCTGCGCATCGATCTCCGTAAAGTCAGCCAAGGTAAGCAAGACCACCTGCAGATCTGCAAGTACCATATCCTTGCAATCAAACAGCTGATTGAAGGCTTCCACGAATTTACCCTTGATGATCTCCTCGTCCAGATTTGGGGTTTGGCAACGATCGGTGCCGGCATACTTACCGTTGCACCGCCATATGGTTTTCCGGTATGGCTGGTTGTTGTGCCACACCTTGCTGCCAAAATACTCACCGCAATCACCGCAGATCAGCCGGGAGGACAGCACGCTGTTTCCGCTGTACTTGCGACCTATGGCTTTGCGCCGAGCCATCTCATTCTGCACCAAATCCCACTCGCTGGGGTTGATGATCGCTGGGTGGCTATTCTCCACATAGTACTGGGGTGCTTCACCTTCATTCGGTTTCATTTTCTTGGTTAAGAAATCCACCGTAATCCGCTTTTGAAGTCTTGCATCACCGCGATACTTCTCGTTGGTAAGGATGCTCTCGATTGTACTGGCTTGCCAGGTTGACTTACCAGCCGGAGTAGGAACTTTCTCTGCTGTCAGCAGCCGAGCAATACCACCGGTTGTTTTGCCGCCAATGTAAAGGCTGTAAATCCGTCTTACAATCTCGGCCTCTTCCGGTACGATCTCCGGTAGGTCATCCGCGCCCTTACGGTAACCGAGGAAATTCTTGTAAGGCAGGAACACCTTTCCGTCAGCAAATTGCTTCCGCTTGCCCCAGGTAACATTTTCGGAAATGCTCCGACTTTCTTCCTGGGCAAGGCTCGACATAATGGTGATCAGCAGCTCTCCCTTGGAGTCGAGGGTGTAAATATTCTCTTTCTCAAAGTAGACCTCGACACCTTTTTCCTTCAGCTTGCGAACCGTTATAAGGCTGTCCACGGTGTTTCTCGCAAATCGGCTGACCGACTTGGTCACGATCAGATCAATGCCACCAGCAAGTGCAATGCGCACCATTTCGTTGAAGCCATCACGCTTTTTGGTGTTGGTGGCGGAAATGCCTTCATCGGTAAAAACCCCTATAAACTCCCAATCCGGTCGAGATTTGATGTACTGGGTATAGTAGTCAATCTGGGCTTCGTAGCTGGTCTGCTGTTCTTCGCTGTCGGTTGAAACACGAGCGTATGCCGCAACTCTCCGCTTTGCTGTTGATGCGGTGGGCATCCTTGTCATTGGATTGATGGATGCCGGGATCACTGTTACTGCTCTTGCCATTATGCTTGCCTCCTTGTTTTGCTAATCTGTCGTGCTGCCTCTTTCATTTCCGGGGTCCAGCTTTCTGCTCTGGATCGGTCTGCCCAGGTTGCTTCCACCTTCCTGCCGTCTCGCAGTTGGTAGCGAAGGGTGTTGTTTTCTCCCAGGCAGATCCGCTGAACTGTCGCAGCGAAAATATGCTCATCAAATTCCGGAAGACCCAAAACCTCTGCGGTTACTGCCATTAAGGTTTCCTCCGGAATCTGCTTGGAGGTTGGGCAGTAGGCTTTTCCCATTGTGTTGAAAGTTGAGCAGATCCAAACCACCCTTGCAGCGGTTCGTTTGCGCCGGTAGTGCTTTCCGCAGCCTTCGCAGATCAGCTTGCCTGAAAAGGGGTATGTTCCTTTTTCGTTTCGGCATTTGAAGTGGTCTGCCTTGCTGTCTGCAAGCCGCTGGACAGCCTCAAAGTCCTCTAAGCTGATAATCGGCTCGTGGGCACCGACTACATGGAACATTGGATATTGGCCTTTGTTCTTCCGTTTTCTCTTGGTGATGTGGTTTTCACGGTAGGTGGTTTGCAGGAGAAGGTTTCCGGTGTAGTTGTAGTTGTGCAAAACCTTCTGAACCGGAAAGACCGTCCAAGGCTTACCGGCTTTTGTGAAGATGCCACTTTCGTTTAGCTCCCTTGCAATGGTGATGTAACCTTTGCCGTCAAGGTACTCTCGATAAATCCTGCGGACGATTTCTGCCTCTTCCGGGATCACTTGGTAAGTACCGTCTACCAAGCGGTACCCGAGCATTCCCCAGCGCCAGGGTTTGCCTTCCTCAAAGTTTTTACGAATGCGCCACTTTTGATTTTCACTAGCGGATCGGCTCTCTTCCTGTGCGTAGGATGCGAGGATCGTCAGCATCAGCTCACCATCTGCACTTAAGGTGTGGATGTTCTGTTCTTCAAAGTAAACATCAACACCCAGCGTTTTCAGTTCACGAACTGTTTCCAGCAAGGTGACCGTATTCCGGGAAAACCGGGAAATGCTCTTTGTGATTATTAGATCGATGTTTCCGGCTCGGCACTGGGTAAGTAGTTCTTGGAACCCTCTGCGATCTTCCTTGGTGCCGGTCAAGGCTTCGTCGGAGTACACACCGCAGTACAGCCATCCGGGGTGGCTTTGGATGTACTGGCTATAGTAGCTGACCTGTGCGGATAGGGAGTGCAGCATTGCATCTTTTCCGCTGGACACTCTTGCGTAGGCTGCGACCCGTAACGCCAAGGACTGAACCGGCATTTGTGGAGCGACTTCTTTTATTGTTCTTTCCATATCTAATTCCTCCTTGTGTGCCACATATTACCTCTAAAAGTCACTAATAGCCACTCATTTATCGGTAAATCAGCGGAAAATACTGCACAAAGATATGGAATGTCTTTCGGCAATAATCGTATCAATTTTGTGGTATTCACCCTCGGTTATGATCCCACGCTTCAGCATCTCCCGGACAATGCTCATTGTGGTTTGATAGGCAATCAGATGCTTTCTGCGTTCATCCATCTGCATTTGCCCCCTTGCTCCGTGCCAGGGCATAGCATTCCCTTGAGCAGTATATCCGCTTCTTATTGCCGTAGCTGATAAACTCCTGCCCACATTGCGGACATACCAGTGTGTAGTATGCCTTCCGCTGCACCTGATCCAAGTGGCTGTTCCACCACTGGGTACGGCATTTGGCACAGCAGAATCGCCGTGTCCGTCCGTTGGGTACTTGCACAAAGGGTTTCCCGCAAGCCTCACAATGCCCCACAGTGGCTTCCGCTTGGGGTTTTGCTTCGATGGGATTGCTCCTCCGCATATATCCTTTCACAGCGTTAACGGACAAGCCGAGGGTGCTGGCTATCTTCTTGTACCCATACCCGCCTTCCTGCAACTTGTGGATCTGCTCTTTTTCAAAATCGGTCATTTCAACGCCTCCTTCCGGGGCTTCATACCTTTCCCCTTACTTACTGGAGAAAAGAACAACCCCTTCACCCACCCCTGGACATCAAAATGCCGTTTGGCCGAAAAAGAGACAAAAGTTGTGAGGTCGCATCATATATTCTTATGCGACCTCCCCCCTCAATGCAGGTGGCTGCGGAGCAGTTCCTTCAGCGCCACCATATTTTCGTACAGGATTGCAAACTCGGTGGGGGTGCAATCGTTGAGCAACTCCATAATGCTACTACTGCCGGTCTTGTCAAGGCTGGAGGAAGAGAGTAGCAGATGATCCGGTG